TGCCTGCTGCGGTGAACAGGAACTCGCCGTAAAACTCTTTCCATAAATAAACAGTGAGGAAAGGGTCATTCTCTCGCGTTTTCGGGTAGAGTTCGAGTATTCGCTCGACTTGTTTCTTTAGGGTTGCGAAGGTTTTGGTTTTCATAGTGGAAAAGAAAAAATATAAAACTACTTCATGCCGTACCACTCCCTGAGGAGGTGGAGCGTGGTAGTACGGAGTGTAGGGGGGGGTGGTATGTAATTTCTCGCATAGATGAGAGTAAAACAGACGACAGAAAAATAATTATCTATCACACGAGGTATACAATCGAAGACGCTATAGCCTCATTCTCAACGAGAGACCTCGCCCAACTATTCCACGATAGCGCAACCGACCTCATCAAGGAGTGGTACGGCATGAAGTAGTTTTATATTTTTTCTTTTCCACTATGAAAACAAAAACCTTCGCCACCCTCAAGAAACAAGTCGAGCGCATTCTCGAACTCTACCCGAAGACGCGAGAGAATGACGCATTCTTGACGGTCTACCTATGGAAGGAATTCTTTGGGGTGCATCTATTCCACGCAGAAGACAAGCGCCTGTCAATTCGTCTCGCTTCTATACCAGAAATACCTAGCGCCGACTCTATTTCTCGTGCGCGCCGTAAAATCCAAGAAGCGGGCTTCTATCTTCCCGCAGATCCGAACGTACGCAAGAGGCGTTCACAGGCTCAAGACGACTGGAAGGAAGCACTAGGGTATTACTCTTGATTTATTCTTGTGATTATGCTATAGTATACTATTCCTAACAAAAACAAAATATGATGATCGTCCATAGGACGTAAAACGACACAAACATTTTTATTCCTCAAGACCAAAACAATGAACGACAAACAAACAGCATTTCAATTCCCGAAGTACAATATTAAGAAGATTATGAACGGCGCAGTCATTGCCTGTTTCCTTCTCTTCCTCGCCTTCACACTTTACACGCTCCGACCAAGTGGAGCCTACCAAGCCAAGACGCCAGACGCGCAAGCACGATTCGACGCCCTACTACAACAGTTATGCAACGAAGGACTAAAGCCTCTTGCAAGTGCAAAGATAGACGACAAGCGGGCGGGTCTTCTTCAAGGAGAAGTAGACTTGAACGATCTCGCCTATAAGGAAGCCGTCGACTGTTCAAAGGTAGGCGTGAACTTTGTTTTCTAGATACTCCGAAACGAGAAAAAACTATAACGCATGAAGCACCTATTGCACCTCCTCGCGCTACTCATAAAGTGGCACCTAAGCGTAGCGTTCCTACTTATACAGTGGTCAAACCACCTAAGCGAGAGGAATCGAAGCAAGGGGGAACTCCTACGAGCAAAGGAACTCCGAAGAAGAAGAAAGGGAGTGCGAAACAGAATGAGCGCGTAGCCTACGCGTGGGAGATATCCAAGGACTTAAACTTCCTTGCACTCCTCGAAGCAGAGAATGGACTATGGACAGAAGATAGGCGTTCAATACTTATAGGAAAGAATGGGTACTATGATTACGGGCTTTGTCAGGTAAACAAGGGATACTTCCCGCATATCGTAAACGACGCTCGCTTCTTTTCTAACTGGAAATGGCAACTCGATGAATGTTTGAAGCTCTACAAAGGGGGTACAAAATTCTACGGTAGGAAGAACATACATCGAACCAGATCGCACTTTATTTTTTAAACCTTACTCTATGAAAATGTTTATTGGATTTCTGTCTCTTGTGGGAATTTTTGGGACGATTGTCTTTAATCTTACGGGCAATTGCACCATGGGGATCAATGTGATAATACTCTATCTCTGCATTGTAATTTTAAGTAAATAAACCATGCTCGAAACAATTCAACGCAATTTCCCCGTGACTCGCGGATCGCTAGAAATGTGCTACACCTTCACCACCTTCCCTTTTGTTCTTGGAAGTCTTGATCGCCATTATCAAGAGTCCCCTGTTTTATGGGCGCTCTGTACGTATTTAAGCGAGGTATTCCGCAATGGAAAACCAGAAGGAACACGCGTCTCTATTTCCGCCATGCCTCGGCTCATGGTAGAGTCCAAACAAGAGAAGTACGAGGATATTGTGGGCGCTTGTATGCGCTCGGACTATCGAGGACGTGGAAAGTATCAGCATGAGACCGTACAGAAGTACTTTCTTGAATTTGTGGGTGGTACGATTGCCTATGAGGTCCCCGTGTGGGACGACGAGAGTATCGGACATATCGATCTTTTACGTATTCGCAGAGAAGGCACTCAGGAAATCGTCGAAGTATTGGATTTTAAACCCGACGCCAAGAAGGAGAAGAGCGCATCAAGTCAGGTATACCGCTATGCGAAGATTTTGGAAAAAAACTTAAAATTGCTATTGACTCACAGCACTAACAAGAGTAATGTAGTTGTACACGCTGGGTACTTCGATGATCGACATTACTACAGCGTTTCGCTCTAATCTATCTTTAACCTCAAGACCATGGACCATACAGCACTACAACCACAGGGCGCAAAAGAGGCACTCGATGCCTTGAACGAGCTCATGGGGAAAAACAAGATTGTGAACTTCGACGTCTTCAGTAAGGAGGACAAGCTCACACTTTTACAGGTGATCCCGAAGGCTTTTATCTCTACAAGGGATATAGACGGAAAGCGCATGAAGTACGTTACGCATAAATTCGCACGCCGTGCTTTGAATTTCGTTTTCAATTTTCGTATTTCTTCGGAGGTAGAAAAAGAAGACTGGCTCGAATATCTCGATAGTAAGAAGCGGACAGTGTACGAGGCTTCCGTCCTTATGAAGTTCACTTTTACGGATAGGGACGGTAACAAGGAAGTGCGCACCGTGAGGGCTTCCCATAAGGGATACCAGAATCCAGCAATGACTCGCTATTCCATCATGGAAGGCGCCCACTCCCTCGCATGGACGAAGGTCGCTTCTTCCTTCGGAATAGGACTCGACCTTGAAGCCGAATATACAGCATCAGAGACCAAGAAAAAAACCGCTCCCGTACCAGAGGAGCCAAAGAACACAATCGCATCAGGACTACCATATTAATTTTCTAACACCGCTAGACTATGTCTACTACCGCACTATCAGAGATCACGGCAAAGATTGCCCTCGATCTTCAGACCCTAAGAACCGAAGTCGTCGCCTTCGTCGTCGACACCCCCGAAGCACAAGAGCAGTGCATACTTAAACTTTCCGCTATTAAGGCGAGACGTAAGCGCGTCGATGAGCTAAGAAAAGAATTCGTTGCCCCACTCAAGGAGCAAGCGAAGAAAATCGACTCCGCATTCAAGAAACCGATCGAGGAACTGGACGAACTCGAGACCATGCTCAAGGCACCTCTAAAGTCTTACATGGACGCCGAAGCACAGCGCGCAGAGGAAGCCATGGCGAAACTACGCAAGGAACAAGAAGAGCGCGCACGTATTCAGAAGGAAGAAGCCGACCGCATTCGTAAGGAAGCAGAGGAAAAAGCCGAAGCCGAACAAAAACGTATTGCCGAAGCTATGGAGCAAGCCAACGCCAAGGAACGCGCCAAGCTCGAAGCAGAAAAAGCAAAAGCAGAAGAAGAGCTCAAGGAAGCTCAGGTCAAGGCTATCGTTGCAGAGCAAGCCCTCGACGTTGCCCCTATTGAAGCGCCGAAGTCTTCCGTCCGCTCTTCCGAAGGAACACTTGCAACCCGCAAGCTTTCATGGACGTACCAAGTGACAGATATTGACGCCCTTCGCAACGCCCGCCCCGATCTCTTCATACTCGACGAGAAGAAGCTTCGCTTGCTTGTCATTGACGGACTACGCGACCTTGAAGGAGTACGCATCTATCAAGAATCAGAAATTTCTATTCGTTTATAATTTTTACCATGGCAATGAAAACCAGACCAGCAAATAAAATCAGTCACAAGCATCTAGATCAGGCGCTCGCCGATCTTATGCAACTTTTTAAGTTGGCAAAGGACGACCATACAGAGATTGCGATACAAATATCGGCAAGTATTGGGGATGGTATGTCAAGACTTGTGTATTGTAAGGATGCAAAAAGCGCCATGATTCTCGAACATATTGTCACAAGAGACCTCGCAGAACTTCGCGAGAAAAACAAAGAAATTTATTCCTAACCTCCGCGCAATGATAATTCAGAACAGACTACAAGAGATTCTCATGGAAAGAAACCTCCTTCAGAAGTTCATAGTCGAAGAAATGGGCGTCCACTATCAGCTCGTCTCGCGATGGTGTAGGAACAGATACCAACCATCAAACGAGATGATCCCGAAACTTGAAAAGCTCTTGAAGCTTAAAAGGGAAGAGATGTTCTATATTGATTACCAAGGGGGACGATGAAACACAACATATTAAAGCTCGCGAGTAAGCTCTCTATCGTACGAGAGGAAGCGGAAAAAGATCTCAAAGAAGCTATTGCGCTCTGGGATCAAGAAAGACTCCTTCGCGTCCTCAATACAAGTAAGTACGGACACCTTGCACAAGTATTCCGACGACACTTGAACCACGTACTTTCTTCCATGAAGAGATACGAACGAGAAGGAATAAAGAGACAGCTCATTCTTAAGTACACCATGATTCCCTACACCGTCAAAGATATAGAACTATTCGTCCCTATCGTCGAACTCGACAACTTTTTACAATTTCTCACCACCTCTAAAAATGAAGAAAACGCCTAAGTATCTCGCTATCGTTGCCATGATTATTTTTGTCTTCGGATCTTTTTCCGTATCGTGGCTTTCTCCCGTGCTCTCCTCCATCTTCCTCATTCTAGTGGCTATCTTTTTAGTTCTTTTTACAGCGGAACATGATGGACGAAGATAAAAAGTTATTGGAAATTATCCACGATATGCTCAATGAATCGGGATACAGTACGTCACTCGGATGGTTCTCGGAGATTCGTCTCCATCATATCGTAGCCTTGCTTGTACATATAGAGCGTTTCGATACTATCGTCGAAGTGGTTCGTCTCTACCCTGAAGGGAAAAGTCTCCAAGCACTCATAGAGTACGGAACTTACCCGCAAGAGATCGAGACCGTGCGACACCTCAAATTTTTATTTCTTTCTTAAAAAATATGGGAAACAGGGACATTGTTATAGTGATTACGGCGGGAGGAGTAAAATATAGCTACTTTCTAGAGGGTAAGTATTACAATAGTCTTACCGATGCTCTAGAATTTATGATGCGCGTACATACTTCGGAGTTCGAAAAAGTATTCCTCTCTGCGAATTTTCCCGAAGAAATCAAAATGATGGAAATCACGAATATTGAGATTATAGAGAACGCCTCTATAGTAGATCGACACGAAAAATTTTAATTTTTTACTTCTTACCCCGCTACTATGGAGAATAAAGTCGCACTCAAAGATATCCCCACGGGCGCAGTGTTCTACCTTGAGGGAAAAGTCCTCACTCCATACCTCAAGACAAAAGACGGATACGTCGATCTTATCACGAGAACAGAAGAGACAGAGAAGACCGCCGACGATTGCCCGTGTATAGTCTACTCGATCACCTCTTTAACGCTTGCTCTTCACTTCCACGACATTGAGGAATGGGTAGAGAACGCGAAAAAGTTCTACTGTCCCGAACTATTTGAGGAAGAAAAACCCGAAGAAAATGAGTAAATACATAAATGTAATTGCGAACTACATCTTTGGTCTCATACTAGTTATGGTTCCCATACTTCTTGCCATTGCCTCCACTCATTATACAGGAATGACAAATTTTCTTTTTCTATTTTTTGCTTATTTGGGGCAAAGTACCCTTATACACTTAGCCAAAAGAGATGCTAGGAGTACCTAAACCCCCGAAGCGTACGAAAAAGCGCAGAGGACACAATTTTGACAGAAAAACTGTAGAAGCAATCTACAAGCGAGACGGTGGGCGGTGCATTATACCACAATGCATAAACCAAGGAGGAACCGCCCATCATGTGTACTGGCACGCGTCCGAACGCATTCACGACTTCGAGGAAGCGAACAAAGAAGACAAAGGGGTATGGATATGTACACGCCATCATTCAGAGCTACACGACGGAGACAAAACACTCGATGACGCTTGTCATGCGTACCTAAAAAATGTATACTCTCAATAGCCCTTACACCTTCTCCAATGCACAAAAACAAGCATTCTTACGAAGAAGAAAAGTTCGACAATAGGGCTTTCTATCGTGAACAGAAAACCATAAGACGGGAAGAGGTAGATTATAAATGTGAGATCACAGGCGCAGAAGACCCGCTTTCTACTCATCACGTACAACCTCGCTACTTAGGCGGTCCAGACGTCAAAGGGAACTTGCAGATTTTGGAAGAGGGGTACCACACGAACCTACACAAACAGACAAATAGTGATAACCTCGATCTATTGGTACAACGTAACTTTTTGAACAAGAAACTCGCAAAAGACCCTACGAACGAGAAGATCAGGGCGCAACTGGAACGAATTGACGATATCCTTATCAAGGAATACGTAGAAAAGCTTATGAATATAGAGGGAGAGACACGGGACAAGCTTATCGCCCTTACTCTTGAATCCTCTTTCAAGTCTGTACGGGATCTGAATATTGAATTGAGGAAATGGAGAAGATAATCACTTGATAATCTATAATTCTTTTTTATGTTTGACACTGTAAAAGCCTGTTTCCCATCGGAAGAAAACTTTATGCAAGTTCTACAAAAGTGTTTGACCCTTAGAGCAAACGCAGATAACGCAATAAAAGCGGAAAGACAGCGTCCGAATGGTTATATATACTTTTTATATGCTAATGGCTTGTGCAAGATCGGGAAAACTACACGAACAATAGGAGAAAGAGTGTCTTCCTTAAAGGTGGGTAATGCAAGAGCTATACTATTGGGATATATTGAGACAGAAAATTGTCACGTTCTAGAGAAACAACTTCATGCAGAATACGGTAGATTGAGAAAAAAAGGGGAATGGTTCAAGCTTAGTATGGGAGAAGTAAGAGAGATTATAGATTGTTTCCGCGGTACAGTAGTATCATAATCTAGCGTCAAGTACTCCGCTCTTTCCGTTTTACGGGGGAAAAGGATATGTGATACAATGGAAGCGTAAGAGAGACAAGTAATATCTATATTGTAGAATATGCCAAAACCTAAATACAATTGGGCGGAACTAAAAGCGGAATATCTTGCACAAGACGATAGGGAAGTTATGGCGTTTCTTAGGCGTAAACTAAGCTTAAAACATACGCATAAAACTTCTTCAATGAATGTCAATACTTTGGGATGGCGTAAAGAATGGGAAGCACAGCGCAAAAATATTGCAGAGAAAGCCATAAAAAAACTTGAGGAAAAGAAATCGGTAGACTTAGCTGAAGCCCTCGAAGACATACACTACTTCCTCAAGGATTACGCGAAGATTGCCCGCAATACCCGCGGGAAAAATGGACTCGCAAAAGTCGACGATGTAAAGCACGTTTGGGATATGCTACGAACAGAGAACGGATTGCCTACAAAGATTACGCATTCCAAGGTAGAAACCGTCAGCGATCCAGAAGACGCAGTAGGTAAACTTCTTGAAGATGAATAAAGAACTACTGGCGAAGGTGCCGAAGAAGTTCAAAATCATACCCCATGAAGTTGCCCTTCGATGGGTCAATAATCGCGAGAAGTTCGACACTCTCGGTATAGATTACAAGAGAGTCGTTCTACGTTCTCTTTGTTTTTGGGATATTGGGTACTTTGCTAGGCGCGTTACTCGAAGATGGACGACGGGGAAAAAGTCAGGGATACGCTACCCCATACCAGACTTTCATAAGGAACTTTGGGACTTAGGAACGAGAGACGAGGATTTACTTGTTATCTGTCACCGTGGATCGGCGAAGACCACGGCAATGAGCAAGATACTTGCTTTATGGTTTTTATTGTTCGAGATAGAACCGTCCATCATTATCGTCGCTTCTTCAGGATTGGGGGAAATCATCATAGGAGATATACGCCTTGAACTTGAGACGAACGAATTGATCGTTTTCCTCTTCGGAAACGTCGTTCCTACAAAAAAGAAGACGGATAACGGAGAAAAATGGAGACAAACAGAGCTACAACTTGTAACGGGGGTAGAAGTGAAGACCGTAACCAAGGGGCAAGCAGTGCGAGGACAACGCCCTACCCTTATTCTCATTGACGACCCCGAAGAAAACAAAGACGTCAAAAACCCGATCATGGTGCAAGAATTCTTTGACTGGGTATTTTCCACTTTATACGGCGCTCTCGATGATGGCGGGCGTATGATCGTACTCGGAACCGTGATTTCCTCAAATTGTTTTGTCCAGAGACTCAAGTCCGAACACAAGGAAAGAGGATTCAACGTCTTCGAGTTCCCCGCCATTATTGGCTTTGACTGGGACACCTACCACAAGACGGGGGACTTCATGGCGTCAGTTAAAAACGCCCGACCATTATGGAAAGATCGATGGTCTTTAGAAAAACTCTTTGAGCGGTACAATAAGCTAAAGCCGAAGCCGTTCTTTCAGGAATATATGAATATTCCGTATGTGAAGAATGGTTCCCCCGTCTTTACTCATACTACTTTAAAGAAAGTCGAAGCCCTTGAGACCGTGGGAGAATGGAAGATTTTTGTACCACGGGAAGAACTCAAGATCGGCTACATAGGGGTAGACGTGGCGAACGGATCACTTGCGGGAGACTATTCTGTAATCTCCGTCAGAGACAAGGACTATAGACTACTCGCCCTGTACCGTGCTAAGATACCGCAAGACGTTCTCGCCAAGGAAACGGACTTCATTGTATCGCTCTTCGAAGACGTGTTCATAGTACCCGAAAACAATATCGCCCTTGCCTACATACAGAAATGTCTTACCTACGTATGGGGACAAAAGATCTATAAGCAGAGGACCATGGATAAAATAACGCAGAAGGAAAACGATGTCCTAGGATGGAACACAAACACGAAAACAAAGCCCCTACTTATCAATCAGTACGAAGTCCTCTTGCGCGAAGGTCTTGAAGTAAACGACGTTATGCAAGAAGAGATAGAACATTACTATTACGATGAGCGCGGGGGAATGAATGCAATATCTCCCTATCACGATGACACCATTATCGCCGACGCTCTGGCAGTGCAAGCCGTGAAGCAAGGACTCCCGTCTCCTCAGTTGCTTTTTATTTGATTTTCTTTTTTTGGGGGAATGATAGACTAGAGGAGAACAATCTAACCTCTACACTATGGGCATTCTTCAGAAGATATTTTCTCCTTTCAAAAAAGCTCTTGATCTTCCGCTTCTCTCGCGGTGGTCTTCTTCTGTAACGTCCGTCTTTGGAACGCGCAGAAGTTCACTGTACACGGGATGGGTATATCTTGCCGTTTCCTGTATTAAAGACGAGATCGCGAATATAAAGCTTGTATTGCAGAAAATGGATGCGGACGGAAATGTCACGGTAATACACAAACACCCTGTAATCACACTTTTAGCGTACGTGAACGAGTTCTTCACTCAATACGAACTCTTTGAGCGACTACAAGCCGATCTTGAACTATACGGAAATCACTACTGGGTATTGGAGAAGAACAAACAAGGAATCCCGATTGCTATCTTTCCTGTAATGTCCTCTTGTATGAAGGCTATTATTGATCCTCATAACTACGTCTCTGGATACCAGTACAGCATGGACGGAGTGATCTACACTATTCCGAAAGAAGACGTCGTCCACTTCAAGAACTACAACCCCGAATCATTCATTGAAGGGCTTTCTACTATCGAAGCCGTGCGGGTAGCAGTCACGACAGACGAAGAAGCCAAGCGGTACAACGAAGCTTTCTACAAGAACAACGCCGTCCCTTCAGTAGTTCTTGAGTACCCGAATTCTCTCCCTCAAGATGTGATTAACACAATGCGTAAACAATGGGAAAATTCTTTTTCGGGGTTCAAAAATGCGTATAGAACAGCCATTGCAAGCGGAGGTTTAAAGGTTAATGTGGTAGACGTTAAACATGCCGACATGCAATACATAGAGCAAAGAAGGTTCACGAGGGACGAGATTCTTGCTATCTTCAAAGTTCCCCCTACCGTCGCAGGTATTAATGAGGCTACTGTATACGCAAGCGCTAAGGCTTCATATTATAGCTTCTCTAAGGGAAACATAGAACCAAAAATGAGAAAGATCGTGAACACCTTGAACGAGTTTCTTTTATGGATGTACAACGAGGAAGGGCTACAATTTACCTTTATTTCCCCCGTCCCTCAAGACATAACGGAGAAAACAGCGTACTATCAGAGCGGAATCAATAACGGATATTTGACACTCAATGAGGTACGAACCATGGAAGGGCTTCCCCTCCTCGAACAAGGTGATGACGTGTTCCTTCCTTTCTCGCTCTCTCCGTACTCTCGCCCCGTGCAAAAACAAGTAGTGTACAAGCCAAGCACAAGAGAGATTGCAGAGTCTACCGCCAAGGCACTCGCCCCTTTGCTCTTAAAGACAGAAGAAGAAAAGGAACTCTACGGAGGACAATGGACTCCCGAACAGTTCGACACCTTAGGAGAAGGCAAAGCAAAGACCAGAAATTCCCGTATGCGCTCCTATGAAAAACAATTCTTCAATACCTCACAAAAGCTTTTCGAAGACCAGAAAAACCGCATCATCAAAGAACTCGAGAAGGGGAAAAAATCCACGAAGAAACTTGTAGCGCCCGATGTGTTTGATGAAGAAGAGGAGATCGGAGTCACTATAGACCTTTTCTCCCCCCTCTTTAAGGAGGTGACAGAGAAGGAAGGGAAAGAAGCCTTGCTCTTCCTTGGACTCGATCCCGATGACTTCACGATCAATACCCCTTCAATGCAGGCATTCATCAAGAAGAACGTCAAAAAGTTCGCGGGAGAAATCACCATGAAGACAAGCCAAGATATACGGGCGCAACTCATTGCAGGGCTCGAACAAGGCGAAGCGATCGCAGAACTCACAAAGCGCATAGAAAACTATAGCGGATTCGACAAAGCAAGATCAGAAATGATTTCTCGGACGGAAGTCATGCGCTCAAGTGGAGAAGCAGAAGTCGAAGCATGGAAGGCGTCGGGAGTAGTGGAATACAAGGTATGGTATACCGCTCTCGACGAAAGAGTATGTCCTGATTGTGACTCTATGCACGGTACAGAGGTACCCGTCGACAAGCCTTTCCTCAATGAGCAAGACCAGCTCGACATGGGACTAGAACCGTACACCGCAGAAATCAATGGCGCTACATTACACCCGAATTGTAGATGCACCATGCTTCCCGTAGTGGCGAAGTAATTGACTATCGCTTTACTTATGAGACAATATTTACAGATTTATCACCAAAAAAACCTATGGAAAATCTTCTCTCCCTCAAAGTATACGCTCAGGACACCGCTCAAAAACTACTTCAACAACTGAAAAAAATATCTCTCAAGGAGATTACAGGGGAAGGAACGTTTGAGGTGATCGCTACCACCGACACCGTCGATCGTCATGGAGAAGTGATTCTTGCGACCGCGTGGGACTTCACGAACTACATGAAAAATCCTATTATGCTCTGGGGACATGATTATTGGAGTATTGACTCTATTATCGGAGCCGTTACGGAAATTATTCCAGAAGAAGGAAAAATCATCATTCGCGGAACTTTCGCTTCTACAGAGGCAGGGCAAAAAGTCCGTAAGCTCTACGATGACGGAATACTTCGCGCGGTATCGGTCGGATTTATTCCATTAGAGAGAGAAGGAAATACCATCACGAAAGCGGAACTTCTCGAAGTCTCCTTCGTATCAGTACCCGCGAACCCCGACGCTATCACTACAGAGAAGATGCTCGAACTTGAGGAAATCAAAACCCTAACGACAAAACAACCCGATCAAGATACACAAGAGGCAACCACTACGGAAGAAAGCCAAGCTCTCGAAGAGGAGAAGGCTATAGCGGAAGAAGTGGCGAAGCTCAAGAAGCTTCACGCCGATCTTGGTTCCATTATCGCCTACCACTCCCCGAAGCGCCTCGAGGAGACAAAGTCAGGTCGAGTATTGAGTTCCAAGAATTACGAACTTGTGAAGACCGCTATCGATGCGCTTACCGCCCTACTTGAAGCGAGCGAGTCAGAAAAGGCTATACTCGAAGAAAAGAAAGAAGTGGTATTCGATGCGCAATCGATGCAAAAAATGCTTGAGCGAGTTATTCAGGGCGTAAAAAAACTTTAAAACTTTAATCCAAAAAACAATGGATCACGTAACAGTAAAACAAATTGAGGACACGCTCACGGCGTTACTCTCCAAGCAACTCGAAGACTTCAAGGGAGGACTCGACGAGGCAATCGATGCACGATTCAAGTCCTTCATGGACGAGCAATTCAAGGCAGGAAGCCCCGTTCCACTCGGACAGAAGTCAGAGAACAAGTACGAGACAATCGGAAAGTACATTAAAGCAGTATTCCATCGTGACGCTCAGGCGATCGCTAAGGGAATGACTGAAGGGCAAGATTCAGCGGGAGGGTTTACCGTTCCTGTAGAAATGAATAACGAGATCATGCGCCTCGCTGGGGAGTACGGTCTTGTATTCAAACACGCTCGCCGTTTCCCGATGAAGTCAGATACTCTTGACGTTCCTACAAGCGCGACTTCTGTTACTTCTTACTGGAAGGACGAAGCGGGAGCAGGGACAGAGTCCACGCCTTCTTTCGGGAATGCACAGCTAAACGCGAAGACTTTGATCGGACTCACTGTAACAAGCAACGAGCTTCTCGAGGATGCAAGTCCTGATATTGTAGCGTTTCTTCTCGAGCTCTTCGCGGAGGAATTTGCTCGCAACGTAGACAACCAAGCTTTCAACGGTTCGGGGTCTCCATTCGTGGGAATCTTGAACTCAAATAGTGGGGCGACGTTTGTTACTATGGCTACAGGAAAAAACACTTTTGAAGAAGTAACCATTCCAGAAATTCGCCGTTTGATTTCAGCGGTTCCAACTTCTGCACTTCCTACTTCAGCGTTCTTTATGTCTCCTACAGTGTGGGGGATCGTACAGTCACTACAAGAAGGAAGCCAGACCGTAGCCGCTTTTCAGGCTCAACTTCTCAATGTAGGAGTAGGAGCGGATCAAGTAGGAGTAAACCGTCCGCACGGTATGCTTTGGGGGTATCCTGTATATCTCTCCGATACAATGGTATCGACTACCGCAGTGAGTACAGCATTCATTGCCTTCGGTTCAATGAGTAAAGCCCTTTTCTGGGGAGATCGAAAACAAGCAACCATGAAAATTTCAGAGGATGCAAGTATCGCGAGCGCGAACATGTTCGAGAACAACCAATCAGCGGTTCGTATCGTTCAACGTGTAGCCCTTAAGCTTGCATTGCCTACAGCATTCGCAGTACTTAAGACAGCGGCTAGTTAAGCCATAGAGGGGCTTTACAGCCCCTCTTACTTTGTTTCTTCATAAAAAAACATGTTAGTAATCGTCAAACATACGGGGAATTGTGGGGGATATTCTTATAAGGCAGGGCAAGAAGTAGATCTTCCTGAAGACGTACTCAAAGCACTCGGAGCACAAAACTACGAAGTGCAAGAAGTACAAATCAAAGATACTTCTCTTCCTGTACAGTCTACTACTGCCATGCACCCGAAAAAGAAAACTTCTAAATAATAAACTTAAAAAACTATGCACACTCTCAATGAGAATTACAAAGCTATTTCCCTTATCAAACCTCAGTCCATCATTGATACTACTACAGGTACAGGTGTGGACGTGGAACAATACGAGGATGACGCGGTGGCGATCGTAGACTACGGAGCACTCGGAGGAACCACCGAAACTTTCGATTGTAAGATCGAGATTTCCTACGATGGAACAAACTACGAATCTACAGCCGCTCTTACGTTCTCTCAGGTGACAGGATCAAACGGCGACTCTAAACTCGCTTGTGGACGCCTTTCTCTTGCTCGCGTGAAGAAAATTCGTGCAGTGATTACAATGTCAGGGACTTCCGCTTCCCTTGTGGCAGTATACGCACTTGTTAAGGCGCAAAAAGGTAGCGCTAGTGTGAACAGCACTACCCTTGCTTAGTTCTTGCAAGTCAAAACATAAAGCATACAATGGAGCTGGTACCAACTAGCTCTTTGTATTATATGGCTATCGCAGAATACGCATTCGTGACCGCTTCCGAAGTAAAGGCTCATATCGACGAGTCTTCTTCTACGTGGGACACTATTATCGAGTCCCTCATAGATCAATGTACAAAATACGCTATGAATTATTGCGGGGGTCGTCGTTTCGTTGTTCCTAGCGCGGACGAAACAGAATACTATGATGGGGACAAAATGCTCTTTCTCAAGTCCTACCCCGTCACGTCTCTTACAGGGCTCTACTACAGATCAGGGGACTACAACAATCCTACGTGGAACCTGTACAATCCCGCTACGGATTACATTATCGACGAACAGAAAGGAATTGTGGAATTTATCGGACGACCCTCAGGAACAAAATATATCAAAGCCGTGTATAAAGGAGGATACGCCTCTATCTCCGCAGTACCCGCGGACGTAAAACTTGCCGTAATCTTGGCAGTAGCGAAAGAATTTAACAAACGAAAGTCGGCGGGAATCACTAACGAAAGCATTGGAGGAGGATCAATTGCATGGAATAAAGACCCCGAATTCCTTCATCTTTTGGATGCTTACAAGCGGTTTTTATGAGATTTCAATTTACGTTCAGCGCCACAGTAAAGCGCCTTGCAACCTACGCGAGCAATAAATCGAGTTACGCTTCCGTAGCGGGTACTATTCGGGGATTTTTCGCCCCCGCGCAGAACTATCAGGCGGTTCAACAGCTTGGAATCATAGGGCAAGCCTACGAGTTCACGACAGACGGACATAAAGATATACGGGTCAATGATATTTTGACGATCGATTCAGTAGACTACGGTGTCCAAGGCGTGGCACGGTATAAGATGGGCGCGCAAGACTTCCTTCGTTGTACCTTAAATCTCCTAGTGAATGAGTAATATCAATATCAAGATCGAAGGATGGGACAAGATCGCGAAGGGCTTCGCTAAGTCCCCGCAAGTCTTTATAAAGGTCTTCGATGTAGCTATTAAGAAGTCGATCACGGTTTTACTGGGAACGACGCGGGCAAGAACCCCTATTGATACGGGGTTTTTGAAAGGGAAAGGAATGGAAACGACCTTCGAAGCATTGACGGGAAGAATCACGAATAGCGCGCCATATTCAACTTACGTCCACGAAGGAACTTCAAAAATGCAAGCACGCCCTTTCTTTATGTGGGGAGTCGAGGACGGAGAAGCACAAGTACAATCAATATTTTCCAAGTCCTTCGACGAATTTATTTCTAAGCTTTAAAAAATATGGATTTTCAAACATTACGCCCGATTATTTTAACAAAGCTTCAAGGGATCTCTGCACTAGTGACGGCGAAAGATTGCCATACAGAAGTAACAACGGGCTACCCCTACGCCACCTTTGAGCCTTCAAGTCTTGCGAATGAATACTACACGAACACAGACAACTTAAGAGAATACACCTTCGATATTATCGTATTTCACGAGATGACGAAAGCGGGGAGAGATACGGCAGTAGGAAATCTCTGTATAGCCGTCGATGCTATTATATCGGCGTTTGATTCCGATACTACGCTAATGACAAGCGGAGGCGCGGACTACGTCAAGGCAATGCCCGCAGAATTCGGCGAATACGTGAATAAAGCGGGACCCGTGAAGTATGCACGTCTTACCCTTACGATTGGGGGAGAGGTTCAAGTATAGCAATTGACTTTCATTGAGGACGTGAGATAATTTTTTCAGATCATAACCGTATAAAATGGAAAAGAAAACAGCTCAAAAAGAGCAAGAAGCAACGCTTCAAGAGTACCACTTCCCCGCATACGGGATCACGGTCAACGCCACTTCCCTAGAGGAAGCAGAAAAACAACTTCATATTTTAACACAAGAACAAAATGGCTAAGCTCATAGGTCGCCAGTATTCAATAGGAGTAGGAAAGGAATCTTCAAGAGGTACAGCGGTCGCGTCCGCGATGTGGGTACCGCATATGGACCTTGATTTTGAGGATCGAGTCAAAACCGCAGTAAACGAGGTATCCATGGCACGTATTGAGGGATCAGACGGCGAAGTAGTGACAGCAAAATATGGAGAAGTAACACTAGGAAGTAAGATTTTGGATCAAACGATCGGATATTTCCTTCTTTCCCTTATGGGAACAGTGGGAAGCGTGGCTAAGAGTGCGCCGAATACGGCGGTATACGATCACACGTTTTCCGTTGCACAGTCTACACAGCATCAAAGTTTAACGCTTGCATTGAAGAGTACAAACGACGACGTGGCAATCCCGAACGCCGTTGTAGACTCTCTCAAGATCACCGCGGATATGAATAACTACGTCATGTACGAAGTTCACGCCCTCGGCAAGCCTTCAGCAAGCGCATCTTCTACGGTATCCATCACCGCAGAAAACCACTTCACGAATAAACATGTAACGTTCAAGAATGCTTCTGCTCAGTCTGGACTAGATGGAGCTAGCGCCGTTACTATCAAGTCCTTCTCTCTCGAGATTGCTTGTCCTACAGTACTTGAGGAAGTGCTCGGAGCTACGCCAGTAAATGACGTACTCAATGGGCAATTTGAAGTATCAGGAAGCGTGACTTTAACGCATAGCGCTTCTACGTACCGCGATCTTATGCTTGCGGGAACTTATCAGGCTTTACGCTTTGATATTTTGAACACCGACGCAACGATCGGGACAAGTTCAAATCCTGAACTCAAGATCGATTTACACCGCGCCCTCATCTCCAACTATCAGAGAAGCCTAGGACTCAATGATATCGTGGAAGAGACCTTCGACTTCAAGGGTCACTATAGCGCGACAGATTCAAAAATGATTACCGCTATCCTTACAAATACCAAAGCATCTTATTAATTTTTTAAACCTCAAGATCATGCAAGTCACTCTTCCTATCAGTCAGTACATTGTAGAGTTCAAGGACTCAATGAGCGTAAAAGAAAGAAACGCCCTCGAAGCTATCCAGTACGAGAAGGCAACGATCCAAGGCGCTCAAGTCAGTATGCAGGCTTCTACCTATACCGCTTTCGCTAAGCAAGCAGTACAGACCTTTCTTGTAACAGCGAAGGACGCGAACGGTCTCGATATTCCCCTTATGGTGCAGTACGATGATCTCGACTCTCGAGATGCGGAACTACTGGAAGAGCAAGCCCTCCTCATTTACGGCAACCTTAAAAAAAAATAGAGGAAGATAGGGAGGAGATACGGAATACCGTACTCCATGGGAAGGCGGGGAACTGGCAAACAGTCTCCGCTTTTCTTTGTACAGAATTGCATTGTTTACCTTCACAATTGGAAAATGAAGACTACAATGATATCGAGAATATCTTGAGTCAATTGGGCGCACTCGCGGAGAAACAGAAAAGAAAAAATCCTAACAAATAAAACCATGGCAACCGAACGAGCCCTACAAATAGTAGTCAGCGCAAAGGACGAGGCGAGCGCAAAGATCAAGTCGATGACGGGGAAAATTTCCGACAATCTTCAAACGGTCTCTATCGGTGCAACCGTGGCAGGTGGGGCAATGACGGCTTTTCTTGCGTCTACTGTAGCGGGTGCATCAGGGGCGCAGGAAGCACAAGCACAGCTCGAACATGCAGTATTACAAGTCAGTAAAGCGAATCAAGAACAGTTAGAGAGCACGATGGCACTAGCGGACGCACTGGAAGCTAAAGGAGTTCTTGACGGGGACAATATCAAAGTCGGACTTGCACAACTCTCTACTTTCGGACTCTCCAACGATGCAGTACAAGGACTTGCGGGAAGCATGGCGGATCTTGCAGTGAATCAGTTCGGAGTAAACGCGTCAGGGGATCAGTTATCGCAGACAGCGAACACCATGGCGAAAGCATTGCAAGGACAATTTGGAGTATTGGAGAAGTCAGGTATACGCTTTACTGAAGCTCAGCAAGCGATGATTATGTACGGAACAGAAGCGGAAAAAGTGACTGCTTTAAACGAAGGACTCGCGCAAAACTTGAAATATACGAATGAAGTGGCACTCGGCACGTTTGCGGGACAGATGGCGCATTTAAAAGTACAGATGGAGAACGTGAGCGAGGCTATAGGAGGAGCTTTAATCCCTATTATTGCGCAGTTCGCTTCTGCATTGCTTCCAGTAGTACAATCTATCCTTGCATGGACCACAAACAACCCACAACTTTTTTCTGGTATCGTAGCGGTCACGGGCGGTCTTGCCGTACTGCTCACAGGGATGGGGGCGCTTGGAGTTATTCTTCCCGCAATCACGGCAGGATTTACTTTTCTAGGGGCAGTATTGGGACTTATTTTCTCCCCTATAGGTTTAATAGTCGCAGGGATAGCAGGACTCACGGCGGGGCTTGTCTATCTCTACAACACAAACGAAACCGTAAGAAACGCAATAAATGAAGCATGGACGACAATACAAGCCGTAGCAGGAACGGCGATTGTGTTTCTCAGTAACTTAGTGACTCAGCATAGCGGAACAATAAAGACCGTGTGGATAGAAGCAATGGAAGGAATGAAGACAGCGTCAGAGGGGACAATGGTCTGGCTCACAGGTACATTTATTCCAGAAGTACAAATCTTCATTGAGTCTTTAAAATATGCCTTCGAGCCCGTCGTTCCTTTCTTCCAAGATCATTGGGCGCAAGTAACGAGTATATTTGATTTTGCTTTGTCTTTTATCTCGGCGCAATTTTCCCTTGCATGGAACGGAATGAAAACGACGCTTATGGTTACGTTTGAGATTATGAAGGGAATTATCACCACAGGACTACAAGTACTTACTTTGAACTGGTCGGGAGCATGGGAAACCATAAAGACCACCTTTTCCAAAGTGTGGGATCTTATGAAAGAGTACGTCGTCACGGCAATGGATGCGCTCGGCAATATCGTCTCTACAGGGTCCACGGCAATCTCAAGTATATTTCTCTCTTTCGGTATAGATATCGGGAAAACGTGGAGTGATCTCTGGGAAGGAATAAAACAGACCGTGAAAGGTGCCGTGGATATGATCGAGTCACTTATAACGAACATGATGGGGATGATAAACAGTGCAATAGAGGGCGCGAAGAATCTCGCAGGAAGTGCGGTCTCTATGGCGAGCTTTGGCACGGTAAAGCTAGGAAAACGAGCCACGGGAGGAACAGTAAGCGCAGGAAGTCCCTACATTGTAGGAGAAAGACGCCCTGAGCTCTTCGTACCAGATCAAAGAGGTACTATTCTTCCAGACGCACGCGGTGCGGGTGGGGGAGCGGTGCATAATATCTATATTACAGGGAATACTTTTCTTGACGAGTCGAGCGCGGAGAAAATCGGGGATATGTTCTTCAATCAATACAGACTTAACATGCGTACATAATGGCACTAGAGCTTTACATAAACGGGGACGATTACAGCGAGATTGTTTTATGGCAAAGTATCGTGTGGGATCCCGCGCTTACTTCCCGCGTGGACACGATGAAGTTTTCCTTCTACAAGTTCACGGGGAGAAGTTACACCCCCGCCCTGTTCGATGAAGTCACCTTTTATGATGGAGCTACACTTCTTTTTGCGGGGAGTATTGTACAGATAGAGAACGCAGTGGAAGGGCAAGAGCGGGCAGTATTCAAGATTATTTGCAAAGATAGAACACAGAAACTCGATAGATATCTTGTACAAGAACGCTACGAAAACACGCCCGTTATCAATATCATCATCGACATCTTGAACCGTTACGGGAACAAAGGAAGCCGTCTTGAGGTGGCAACCTTCGAGGAAAACGAGGTATGGAGCGGAGGGGCTATAGATACCACGTACTTCCGCACGGGAACGCAAGGAAGAAAGCTCACCTCTACAAACGCCGTCGCTTCTTCAATGACACGGGACATTATTGTAGACCTTGATCCTACGGGGTACGAGGAGACGGACTATATAGAGATAGACGTCTACGTAGACGATTATACCAAGTTAGACACGCTCACGCTTACGCTCGGAAATAGTGATCTCACGTCCTACTACTCCGAAGAAGTGAGTAGTCAAGTGACGGCGAACGGATGGAATCATATACGGGTATTACGCAGTGACTTCGGCGTTACAGGAACTCCCGCATGGGCAAGTATTGCGAAAATAAAGATAGAGGTCGTCAGTACCGCATCCAACACCGTAGAATGTACTTTCGACAACTGGAACGAGCTCAAGAGTACGGCGTTTACATGGACTGGGGCAGTACAGGCGACGCAAGAAGTAAAATATATCGCGTTCAACTATGAGCCGATCAGTAAGTCACTAAAGAGGCTTGCGGAACTCTTCGCGTGGGACTGGTACGTATCGCCCGATCGGGATATTGTCTTCCTTCAGCGGTTCCAAGAGCAAGCGCCGTTCAACTTGGACGACACAGGGGGAAAGTACGTGTACGGCTCGCTTGTGGTCAAGTCTTCAGCGGATCAGATACGAAATTCCATCTATGTCAGGGGAAGCGATTATCTTGCAGGGCAAGAGGTCGCGGATCTTACTCATCTCTCGGACGGGGTAAATACTATCTACAATCTTGGTTTTTCGTATAAGGATTATAGTCTTACGGTAAACTCCGTACCGTATTCGGTAGGTATACAGAATCTTTCTAGCTTCTCGGACAATGAAGGGGCGGGACAAAAGAGCACAGGGGCGACGGCGGTCGTCATGGGTTCCACTTCAGCAAATCAAAAAATCTCACAGCAAGTATATGCGACTTCAAACGGGACACGGGCTACCATAGCGCTCAGAATACGGAAAGTAGGGTCGCCTTCGGGCAATTTTCAAGTACAGATTTTCGAGGATAACGGAAGCAATGAGCCTTCCGCTACAAATCTCTCGCACGTCGCTACGCTTGCCTCTGGATCTATCACAACGAGCTTTGTCGAATACGAGTTCGCTCTTACCCCACAAACGGCGGGGGATCTTGCTCTTGTAGCAGGAACAAAATATCACGTCGTCTTGAGCCGATCGAGTGCCGTCGATGCAAGTAACTATTACGAGCTCGACACCGCTTCCTATGGTACCTACAAGGACGGGGTTACAATTGTATACAATGGCAGTGTATGGAGTCAGGCGGGGGCGAACTTGTATTTTATCGAATACTTCAACTTTGAGGCGCTCTATTCCTTCAATGAAAAAACCCTTGTTTTTGCTTCTGCGCCGAATCCCGCGCATACGATCGCATGGACGGGAAAGCCATACTTGCCTACTGTCATTCTTATAAGCGATTCTGCAAGCGTTGCAGAATTCGGCACGTATCAGATGCTCATCAAAGACTTATCCATAAAAAGCAAAGAAGGAGCACGACAAAGAGCACTCGCAGAACTTACCGCATACGCGAACGGACTATCGGACGTCACCTTCCGCACGTATACAAGCGGGCTAAACGTAGGACAAACAATAACCATACAGTCAGACGTCAGAGGGATAGATTTGACGCTTATGATTACTGGGATAAAGGGACGGTGCAGAACAGCGACCACCATGGAATATGAAGTCAATTGTGTTACTTCTAAGAAGATGGGTATTATTTACTGGATGCAAGAGCAACTCCTAAGAGATAATCAAGATATCGTGATCGCAGAAAACGAGGTCCTCGATCGTACCGATACCCTCAGTGAGACGGTAACAATGACTTGCCTATTTACCTCCGAACTTTTCACGGGTAAAGTATGGAGTAACGACGCAGGAACCACCCCGAACGCCCTACAGTGGGACGGAGGAGCTACTCATATTTGGATATAACACTATTATGATATACACCCCTAAACTAGAGCCTTACGGAATATTCAAAGCGGTACTACTGGACTTGGACGGGAAGATCCTCGAAGTGCAAGAAGTGCATAATTTAGTAACACAGGTAGGAAAGAACGGATGGGCGAAGATAGCGAACAGTGAATCGGGGTTTACGGGTGTAGTAAACTACGTCGCCCTTGGTACGGGAGCAAACGCGCCCGCCCTTGGAGATACCACGCTACAAACAGAGGTCGCACGTACTACGCAAGTATCGGGATCTAACGCGCGCCTTGCAAGTGTGGTGACACAAGAATTCTACTTCTCGCCCGCGGTGGCGAATGTGAATATTAAGGAAGTGGGTGCGTTTGTGGATGGGACAGCTTCAGCGGATACGGGAACCTTATTTGATCGCGCGCTTCTCGATATTACAAAAACCTCTTCAAACTCCCTTTATATCTACTTTTCTTTAACTTTTGCATAATATGAAAGAAAGACTCGAAGCCTCAGAATTGAGATACTCAGATCAAGCCGTCACTCTCCTTGAGCGTATGAAGGACAATTTTCCCCTTGAGCAGTTCGAGGAGTGGGTACTTGCGCGCCTTACCGTAGGGGGTGGGCATATTATCGACTTCCTCAATGAGTACAATCTTGAGATGAAGCAAGAAGAAGAGAGACAAGCGGAAGCAGTTCAAGAAGAAATAGTAGTTCCTGAAGCAGTGCCAGAGCTTACGGAAAAAGAACTTGAAGAAAAACACGACGCAGAAAAGCACTTCTCTTCTGGGGTTCTTCCACTAGAGGAAAAGGAAGAGAGCACAGAAGAAGTAACAGAAACCCCACTTGATCCTCTAACAGAAGAAAAAAATGCTTAGTTCTACGGTATCGGTCGGAGATATCGCGACCGCGACACAATACAACAACTTAGTAAGCGACGTAGCTTCCTACGCGGGAGACTACGGCACGAGTGCGGGAAGTGCGAATACGCAAACGCTTTCAGTGAATGCGGTGATCACGTCTTACGCGGACAAACAAATTTTTAAGTTCAAGGCAGGATACACAAACACCGCTTCAATGACGCTCAACGTCAATTATCTAGGTGCAAAGACACTCAAGGGAAGGGATGGATACAGCCTTAAAGGGGGAGAAGTACGCGCGGGAAATATCTACTACGTCGCGTATGATGGCACGAATTTACAGCTTCTCAATGGGAACGATCCAGTAGTAGACGTCTCTTCTACTACGCAAACATGTGAAAATAATGTTACTTATATTTCTTCGGCTACTGGGGAGCTTACCTATACCATTCCTACTACTTCGGCAGTGGGGGATAAAATAACGATTCTCGGGCGTGCTCGCTGGAAAGTAGTCCACGGTACAGGGCAAGGAATAACGCTTCATAATTCCCTAAGTACGAATACTACGGGATGGCTCAAGGGAGACGGGGCAAGGGATTCTGTAGTCCTTCGGTGTTATGTGGCGAACTCTTATTGGGTAGTCGAATCGTACAGCGGAAACCCTCAAATCGATACAGAAACAGGATGGGGAGAGCCAGCAGTTCTTGGATATGTGGAGGATTCAGATACTTACTATTCAGGTGTTACGGATGATTGGCGCGTCGTTCCTTACGTGGACGGATCAAACAATATTCTCCTTTGCCGTGGTGGCGTGGTGGGTATCGCCAAGGGTATCGTTACCTTGAACAATGGCAATATTCAGACGAAGCTCTGTACGGCTCTTACCGCTTCGACGAACGTCGTCGGAAGACCTGTAGTACATGGAGGATATATGACAGTCGCCCTACGTGGCGCTTCTGCAACGACCGTGCGCGTGGTTCAAGTGACTGCGGATATCGCTACAACTGGAAACTGGGGAACATTTACGGTATCGGGGCGAACCATGAGCGCGAATGAAGGATTTATCGGATTTTCTGGAAACTACCTCTGGACTGCGGACACAGCGGGATACTATTATTATACAGTGAACTACGGATCGGCGACTCTTACCTATGCGGGAAGCGTTACGGTCACATCTTCCACGTACTCGGCTACCTATTCAGCGGTAAACGAGGCGGGAATCTTGGCAAGCTTTGCATCAAACGTCAATAAATTCTGTAACCATGCGGGAACTATCGACGTTACGAAGTGGTTTTCTGGTATCGGTGCAAGTTCCGACTGTCTAGCGGCTTCCCGTTACTCCTTCTACGCTTGTATCGAGACGGAACGAGCAACGACCACAGACACCTTTATTCTGGCTAAAATTCTCTAACAAAAAAAATCATATGGAACTCACTCCGTCACTCATTGAAGGTCTATCTAAACTCTCATTCGAAGTAGTAGCCCTCTTGGTCCTTTGCTACATTATTGTGCAAATCCTCAAGATGATGGGGCTCATGCGTGCTTCAATGGATAAAATCAGTGACGGAATGCAAGCCATTGCCAAGGAACTCGGGAAAGCGGAATGCAAGGCAGTGCCTTGTGAAGCCCGTTTTATTCAAACGCCTATTCGTAACCACAAATAAAAATGGTAAAGCTCTCACAGCGTGATCCTAGATGGTCAGGGCATAGAATGATCCCCTCAGCGCTTACGATTGGAAGATACGGATGCACTACCGTTGCGATCTCCATGCTATCGGACTTCTACGGGCATTTTCGCACGCCGAACGTCATGGCAAGCGCGCATATTCCGTATACGAAAGACGGTCTCATTATTTGGGACAAGATGAAACTACAGGGCTTCAACTTCCAGAAGCGACTAAGAACCACAGATCACAAGGCTATACAAGAATCGATCAAAGGCAAGAATACAAGCGTCATTCTCGAAGTAGACGGCTGTCATTGGGTGGTTGCTCTCTCTCGGGTACCGTTCACGAATACGTACAGAATCGCGGATCCATGGGATGGGAAAGTGAAGTATAGTACCGCATACAAGCGTATTACAGGATCAGCTCATTTTATTTCATAGAAAAACAATATGGAAAAAAGTACACTCCTCTCCCGCAAGTTCATTCTGTCTCTTATTGTAGTCCTCTCCATCTCAGTTTCTTTCTGGCTTGGCAAGATTTCCGAAGAACTGTACATTTATGGCTTGGCGGGTGCGGTCGCTATCTACACAGGAGCAAATGTACTACTGAAAAAAAATATCGACAAGGACGGAAAGTAAGGATACTCTACAGCTAGACATAGTCCCCCGCTCGATTCGATTGGTCTTGAGGCGGGCGGGGAAACTGTTCCTTGACAACTACCCCCAAAAATAAAAACAGAAAGAGCAGTGTAAACTTGCTCTTTTTTCGTGTTTCTAGAGCAAGTCTACATCACGTCTAGATCGCAATATGTATAATTACATTAAAGTTATACATATATGATACCTGTCAGTAATACACGTTTCTGTCATTTTTTGCATCTAGAATATTGTCGTGCTATACTCGAAACGGAAAAGAAAATGGAGGAGAAAGAGGCAAGTACTTATAGCGAGCTTGTCTTTTTCTCTTGCATTATTCCTAAAGGTGCGGTAGAATAGGTACGCAATCAAAGAGATTGCCACACGGTAGAAGAGAAGCGATGAACTTCTACACTCTTCCCCCTAGTAGCGATACTGGGGGACGTGTGCAGGGGTTTATTTCGTTATAGGGTAAAAATATGAAAGCACGGCTAGCAATAAATGGTTTACTTGTACAAGAAGCATGTTTCGACTTAGTAGGTAAAAGTGTTTTATCTGTTCCTATAGAGGGAAGTAAAAGACTCTCTGTACAGCATGTATACGACATGGAGACTGGGGAATATATTATATTTCTATCTCTTAATGACGAATCATAAAATGGAAACACCTATCACAGAAAAATTTCTCGAAGAATTTGTAAAGTTTTTACTGAATTGGAATAAGGAAAACCCTAAAAATCAAATCTCCATTCCCTCAAAAGTTATGTGGGAAATAGAAGATTCTCTACGCCATGAAACAAGTACGGGACTATTGCCGAACATCCCAAAGGGAGAAATGTGGATAAAAGAAACACTCATCTTACTTCCAGAATTACGCCTCTTTCTTGGGGTGACATATGAGGACAACTTCTAGGCAGTAAAGAGGACATCACCGTGGGGGTCGGTGTCTTCTTTAGTTTCTGGAATATACGTCTCACCGACTGTATCACTACAGCCTTACCAGACGGAAGCAATAAAAAGGTAGGGGACTAGTGATTGAATGACGAAGCGATAGGGGGGCTATAGCTCATTGAAAACTAGATAATTCCGCATTCTTGTATTGCGGATACTACCTACTCCCTTCTGAACACCTAGCTTTTCAGGAGAGAGGAGTTCACAGTTTCGGGGTTCTCCGTATATAGTATTACCTTAGCTAATACAATAGTTATGATAAAAGTATCTTATCCCGTTTTTAGTTTTCGCTTACACCCTGAAAATATTAAGGCTATGAAGGCACTACGCGCACACGAAAACCTTTCTTGGAATCGTCTTATTTACAGAATGATTCAATGCTACATTTCCTTTTCTAACAATTTACCCGAAAAAAAATGAAAGACTATACAGACATCTACACCGACGGTGCTACCCTCGGCAATAACGGAAAACTTGGAACAGTTTCCATTGTAGGGATCGGAATCCATATTCCCGACAAAGACATAAACATTGCCCGCCGTCTCGATGGAGGGAGCAATAATGAAGCGGAATTCCTTGCTCTTATACACGCTTGCATTGTGGCGCAGAAAGCAAAGATCAAAACACCGTTCTTTCACCTCGACTCACAAATTGTGGTAAATAGAGCAAATGGAGCACGCCCCACAAAAATAAAGTTCTATAATGGACGCATGAATATGCTACAAGATATTTTAATAGGTATGCTCCAAAACTTCCACGACTGGAAAATTGAGTGGATCCCACGGGAAGAGAACACAAAAGCGGATGCACTCAGTAAACAAGGTTTATTCTATTAGTTTATACTATGAATCTTCATTCTCAAGCAATCCCCGCTACCGTTCTCCGTCAAGGATACATTGCAGTACCCACGAAGTACAAGGAAGGGGAGCAAGTACTTGTTACGGTCAAAAAGCCCTACAAATCCAAGAGTAAAGACCAAAGAGGATATGAGCACGCCGTGCTTTATGGGATGGTAGCGGAGGAGTTCGGGTGTACGCTTCAAGAAGTGAAAGAACACTGTAAGCGCCTATTTCTTTTGGATACTTCGGGAAAAATTCCCGTTACTCGCAGTACAGAAGATCTTACTACTCTAGAAGCAGAGCAATACTATGAATCGATACGTCGTTATTTTCTCCTAGAATTCAGCATTCTTTTACCCCTACCGAACGAGATTGTATGGATAGACGAGCATACCTTTACTTTCGACAAAAAACCCGCTAAAACGAAAATACCTTGCTTGCCTGCGGGTTCGGGAGAAGTAGCGTTTTAGTGGGGACGGTGCTTCTTCTGTATGTGGCTTGTAATGTGATTTTGCGGGGAAATATGAAAAAAGTATAAAATAAGTATTGACGGCGTGTAATAACAAGAGTAATATGTAGACACTTAACCACTTACCTCAAGACCACCATGATGCACAACACTTCCATCTCGGAGAACATGAAAGCGAAGGATCTCGACAAGCTAATCAAGGAATGCGACGACATGATCGCCGTCCTCGATGATCTTTCAACGTCTATCCCTAAACTAGGCTACACCGCTTTCGAACTCGACGAGCGCCTAAAGATGATAGAGAACAACACCAAAGAACTCGAGAATATGCGAAAAACCGCCGAAGCGATGCGGGAAAGAATGATCGCCCTCGAAGAAGAAACAGGCGTATGCCGATATTGCCACGAAAAGATCACCTCTACACTCCTCGAAGACGAGAACATGAGGACGGAGTATTCTTGCGGGTGTTAATATTTCTAACCGAAAACGAACAAATGAATAAGTCTATCATCAATCTAGCACCATAACCTTTTGAAAAAATGACTAAAACATTTTGTGACATTTGTCATGAAGAATGCAAAGAGAGTGTATCTCTTACAACATATAACACAGATAATACCCCCTTATCTCCTTTAGAGGTAGAAAAGATATACTTGCATCATATTTGCATTTCTTGTGTAGATAAAATCAAAGAATTTATTTCTTCACTACAGGCAAAGGAATGAACCTAGAGCACTATCATTCTATAGATTGTACAGAAGGTCAGGAATGGAGCGAGCAGGAAAAGAATTTCTTTATCCTCTGTTCCTACACACGAAGGAAGACAGAACTTGAGAAGTTTTTTGAGGCAATCACGCAAGTACGGGAATCATCAAAAGACATAAAAGACCGTGTAGAAGCCATAATTTCGCACGGAGTATGTACCCGTCATAAGGAGATGTTTCTTGAGGAAGTACGTGCCATGAAGAGTAAGTTTCCCCTTTAGTTTTTAACCTATAAAAAATGAATGCTTGTGAAAAATGTGGGTTTATTTATATTTCTCAGTGCTCAATTTGTTCACCCTTACCAAAACTAACCATGCAAAAAACTACAAAAACAGACGTAAAACTTGATAAACATTATATCTGCAATGACTGCACAAGGGATAATGCCACTATTACAATATTCTACAATGGGGATGATAATGTATGCGCTTACTGCGGTAGTAAGGATTGTGTAGCTTTAAAACATGCAGTATTACAAGTGGCAAGTGATGTATATTCTTTACTCCAATAACACCATGCAAAAAACTTACAAACTCATCATAGAGAGTCCAAATCACCCGAAAGGTATGATTGCCACCAAACAACCAGACGGAAACTATGAGGCAAAAAACGCATTATCACCAAAAGGGCACAGTTTTTATTTTCCTGCATATATAATAGAAGACCGCCCCACCGTTTGGGCTCTCCAAGAACCCCCACAGGAGGAGAAGAAGATTGTTGAGAGGGAAAGGGTGGAGCAGGGTTATGCTTACTTCTATGTAGTGGAACACTCTCTCAAAACGTGTAACTCGAGAGATGATCGCACTGGTATGGATAGCGCTTGTTTTCATTCAGGCAATTACTTCAAAGATGAACAAGTCTGTACCCGTGCAGGTAGACGAGCTTCTGTAATGTTTCAACTTATGAATATAGCCGAGGAAGTGGAAAGGGGCAGTACGGAGGGTAAGAGCGGATGGGACGTGTTCGAAATTACAGATAAACTTGTCGTGTCATGGAGTGGACAACGCCGTTCTTCTCCACTATATATTGCCTCTTTCTCCACAGAACCACTAGCCCAGCTCTTCCTAGACAGTGCAAAAGACCTCCTCAAGGAGTGGTATGGGATAAAGTAATGTTAAAATTTCTGCAAAAACTTAACACGTTCCTTACTGTATGTGAAATTTTATTAA